GATGCTGGGTGCAGGAATGGGGTTGGGTCCATGGGCGGGAATGGCCATTGCTGCGCCGGAAAGGGGCCTAGGAGGCATTTTGATGGGCGAGATGGTAGATGACAGCGGAAATGGGGTATGGGGGTCTTAAAACGGATTTGGGGATTTCCGAATTTCCAGGAAGCCTATGGGGGGTCGGAATCAGAAGTGGGCCACCCGAATTTCCAGAGTCTGTATAGGGAATCGAACTCACGAGGAATCCTCGTAGGTTGCCAGGCCATAGGGGGGGAGTGGCCTACTCCAGGGGAGTACTGGGCGTTAACGATAAAGGTTTAACGTTAAACGGTAACGTTAAAGGATAGGGGTATGGGCAGGCTACAGGTTAACGCTATCGGATCTGGGCAAAGAAAAGCCCCACCTTGCTAGGGTGGGGTGGGGTGGGGTGGGCTAGGCTAGGGTAGGATGAGCCCTTTCGGGTTCCGTCTGGCAGAGCGTATGGTCGACTTGTCTAGGTGCATTCCATGATACGTCACCGTATACCAACCGGGGTGTATCCGCTTGATTCCGACATAACGCAACAAGTCGTTGTTGGTGGTACCGGCCCACCATGCGTCGCAAGTGTGGATTTGAATGGTTTTCACGGGAGTAGAAGCCACGTCCAAAGCAAAAGCCATAGGATGGCTAGGGCGAGCATGCCGTCGAGAAGGGGTGTCATAGGCAGTCCTTCCGATGGATTGAGTCCATGGCTTCCCAATAGGCTTCATCGCCTATCGGCTCACCGTTGCGGGTGATTTCGTACGTCAGGAAGGCTCCGGATCCGTTGCGCTTTGCAACGCACGCAGCATGCCGACGACGTGCTCGAATCGCAGCCTCAAGGGTCCGGTGTCGACTAATCAGACAGCCGTTGAAGGTGTCGCGTAGGTGGTACATTACAGTCCCTTTCCCATGGTGAGAATTACGGTGATCCCCTGGCCGGCCGGGGTTGCGAGCACACTACGGATGTGCGATTCCCCATGCTCTTTCCAGCACGAGTCACAATACGCTCGAGTCGCGACTATGTCCGGGCCCCGCATGAGGTCGACAGAAGCGACACGGCGGATATCCAGCAGTCCGTCGCACACCGGACACCACATTTGCCGGCCGCACTGGTATCGGATGAGGTCACGGGTGATTTTGCGTTGCATGTACCCTTCAGGCTGGTTGAGGGTGATAGGTAGGGGTGTGGTTTCTTGTGTTTGCATGTCTTGTGTTTGTTTGGGTTTTACTTGCTACAGGCTACTTGGGAAACTTTCCGGGCTCCGGTTCCATGGGGCAAAAATCCGATGATCAGGCCGCGGTCAGCTCGCGAGCATAGTCTGCATGTGGCACACGTCGTGGTGTCGCTGCGTTGCGCTGGGCAAATCACGACACGGTTTCCGGCTGGCGTGGTGAAACGAGCGGGACTGCCAGGCGGAACAACGGTCGCGACTGGCAGGCCAGTGCGCGCCAGGCGGTCCGCGTGCTCAACGTTGTTTCCGCTTAGGTTAACAACGAAGCCCTGGGCAACGGCCGACCGTACGGATCGCCGGTTAGCCTGGACAACGGCCGAAGGGACGCCGGGAGTCTGGATTACAGGCTTATGGGTATAGGTGAAGCCGCGCTTGCCTGCGCTTGCCCTGGCCAACTGGTTCAATCGTACGCTGTCGATTCGATTTCCGGCACCCGGCAGGTCTCCAGCTTGGTTGTGTCTCCACAGTTGAGACTCGGGAAGGGAACGGATCCGACTGAGGAAAACGGTCCACGGTTCGCCACGGGTGCCTTTGCTTACGGCCGACCAATGGATTTTGAGCGGGCCACTGTCAGCATAGCATCCGGCACCCTTGAAAGGGCAGGCCGGGGAACAGGTTGAGTCGGGCGACGTTGAGACGGGAATGGGGCCCGTTTTCTGGTTCGTGGATTGGAGAGTGAGATGGACGTTCATTGTGTGTGGTTGGTTGAGGGTTAAGCGAGGAAGACATGGCACCAGCTTCCATCAGGCATTTCACCCGAGACGAAGGGACGATCCCATGGGTACCAGCCGCCAGTGTCGTGGGTAGTGCGAAGCTTAGCCTGCAGCGCTTCGGCTGCAGCGCGGTGGCAGAGCCCGCCGGTATGTTCATACGGGTACGGTATCGTGACACAGTGCCGGTCCATAGTCGCGCGGATGCGGGCGCCAAGGGTGTCGGTGGTGGCAAGGAAGCGGGTGTGGATAGCGTAATACATGAGGGTAAGGGTTGAGGGTTACAGGATTACCCAGGCTAGCCAGAAGGCGGCCGCTCCGATGAGGAGCACAAGGATGGAACCAAGGGTTTCGAGGGTTTCTTTGTTGTTCATAGTGTAGTGCGTTAGCTAGGACGGGATAGGTTCTACGTCAGGAAGGAAGGGTTGTCAACGGGGGATTTTTTGGGTACTGGATCCAGAGTGAAGACGAGCACCAAGACGAAGGGTAAGACATCGGATGTCCTGGCGGTGGGACATGTCGTGTCCGATGGTGGGAAGGAAGTGAAGAAGAGGAAGAGGGGAAGGCCTGCCCTTCAGTTAAAGGAAGAAGACAAAAAGAGAATGATCGCTGGAATCGAATGCGGCATCCCGGTTGAGCGCCTTTTGCCGCTCGTTGGGTTCCAGCCTTCGTCCGGTGGGTGGTCTCGTTTCCTTCAGCGCCATCCGGACTTCGCTCGCGAGGTGGAACTTGCCAAATCGAGGGGGGAAGTCGACTTGGTGCTCAACGTCCGGACTGGTTCACAAGGCTGGCAAGGCGCCGCCTGGCTTCTCGAGCGTGCTCGTGGCTACGTTGCTCGTGCCAGCATGGAACACACAGGCCGAGGCGGAACCACATTAACTATTGCCCATCAACTACTTAGCTCAGTAGCAGAGCGGGAGAGGTGAATTGAATGTAACCTTTACTGTGCACAAAAACGCCGTTCGTTAGCGTTAACCTGGCATTGTTCCACGTGGAACATTACTATCGTTAAAGGACCACGGGGGTAGGGGGACCCCCACGGGGGGGGTGGGTTTAGATTTAGCCCCCCATTCCCCCACCAACCCCATTTCCAACTGTTGCAACACTTGACAACATAGCGCACATGGTGCAACACTGCGTCCTGCTATGGGCAAGATGACTGTGCAGAGGGTGGCCGACGTGGGTCCTGCGGATCCGGGTATGAGCCAGGAGTATTTCAACGAGAAGTATCGGGCGTGGCTGCGGAGGCGTGGCTTGACGGATCCGAGCTTTGCGGAGGAGCTGAGGGCATTGGAGGAACGGCGGGTGTTGAACTTCAAGAGGGGGCGTGCGGGTAGGAGAAGGAAGGGCTAGGCATGTGGATACTACCCAAACAACTACACACATCAGCCTTTGCGCTGGGTACGGAGGCATTGATCTCGGACTTAAGCGAGCAATCCCAAATCTCCGCACAGTCGCTTTTAGTGAGATCGAAGCCTTTGCCTGTGCGAATCTGGTCTCGAAAATGGAAGCGGGACTCTTGGACCCAGCACCTGTCTGGACGGATCTTAAGACCTTCCCTTGGCGATCATTTCGTGACCGCGTGGACATCCTCTCTGGCGGCTACCCTTGCCAGCCATTCTCCTCAGCCGGGAAGCGACTCGGCAAGGACGATCCTAGACACCTCTGGCCTTACATCGCAGACGGAATTCGGATTCTCCAGCCAGCCTTGTGTTTCTTTGAGAACGTCGAGGGACACATTACCCTCGGGTTGCGTGACGTTCTCGACGACTTGGGACGAATGGGTTACCGAACGACGTGGGGCATATTCTCGGCGTCGGAAGTTGGCGCTCCCCACCAGCGGAAAAGGGTATTCATCTTGGCCCACCGCAGCGGCGCGGGACTTCCGCGACACTGGGGACTTGAGCACGTCGGACTATCGGAAGGACGGCAAGCTGAGGAAGGATGTGCTGCCGAGGGCGGTGAGTCTGGATCAGCGGGGGTACTATGGCCTAGTCGCCCCGGTCAGCACCAATTCGGATGGGAACCGCCCCGCGTCGTGGGCGACACCGAGAGCGAACAAGACCGAGGGCTACAGCAGCCCGGAGTTCAGACCGACGCTGCATCAGCAGGCGCAGAGCTGGGCGACACCGAGGACCGGAATGGCGAGGGGCAACGACTTCAGCTACGACAGGGGCAGAGGGAATATCGAGGAGCAAGCGGGAGCGAGCGTGATGGGCGGCGGCAAACTCAACCCCCGCTGGGTGGAGACCCTAATGGGTCTTCCAGTGGGATGGACTATGCCAGGCTGTGCGTCTCCTGTGACAATAGGACAGATGAGTTGAGGTTGTTGGGCAATGGAGTTGTACCAGCGACGGCGCACAAGGCGTTTGTGGAACTTTGGAAGGAACTTGAACAATACAGGAGGAACAGATGAGCGATCGAACGTCACATCACGAGTGGCAGATTGGTCCGGAGCGGTGGGTTGTGGATTCGGAGTTTGCGCGGAGGCTGGAGGATGAGATTGGCCAACTGCGTGAGCGGGTGGAGGAGTTGGAGGCGCTGCTGACTGGAGAGCGGTGGACAGATCAAAAGGGGGCCAAGTCAGAGCACGCCGCAGACGCCAAGGCGCTGGCCGAGGTGATCCGAATCGTGGAGGCCAAGCCGTGAAGTACACGATAGAGAAGTACCCCAACTGCCCTCCTAGACATGGGTTCTCGATCTTCAGTCCAGACTACCGCACGAGGCTCAGGGACATTGCTCCGATAGGAATAGTCCGAGAATTAAACAAGCTGCTGCGCCGGATTCAGCAGTTGGAGAAGGAGTCCGGTAACAAAAACAGGTAAGTATTCATTACATATGAACGATACAGACGCGCAGTGTAGCGAGCAGGAGGAAGTGTACAGGCTCACGCTCAAGGGTCTGCTGCAGGCGAGGCTGGGTCACGATCAAGGCAATGAGATCTACGACATGCTTGAGCTGTATTGCAGGCGCAATGGTTGCGGCATGGCTATCGAGGATGGCAGGCTGGGATTCGTGAACATGGAGCCTGTGGAATGAAAGCCACCCTCGAGTTTCAGTTGCCAATGGAGCAGTACGAGCATCGGGCTGCCTTGCTGGGGATGGCCTACAAGGCCGGGCTCGAGGGCATACGCCAGGATCTGCGCGGCAAGATCAAGTACGGGCATGAGTTCAAGACAGCCGATGAGGCACTGGAATATGCGTACAAGCTGGTGTGCGACACGATCATGGAATGTGACAACGAGGGGCTGGAGTAGGCCATTGCCTTGCAAGATGCTAGGGGATCATGGCGTATATGCGGAATCGTGAATGTGGTGAGGAAGTGGAAGCGCGTGATGGCGGTGGGCTGTTCACATGGATCGCGGGCCAACAAGCAGGCGTTGGCTGCGGTCCTGCGTTTCCGCGATGCCTATAAGCCGATGCATGTGATCCACCTGGGTGATGCGTATGATCTGTCCGCGCTCAGAGCTGGAGCACTGGCCAACCCGAGTGCTGCAGATGCGGCCGACGACTATATGGACGACATCGATCAGGGTCGGAAGTTCCTGAACGATTTGCGGCCGACGGTGTTCACTCTCGGGAACCATGATGAGCGGGCCAAGATGTATCTCACTCATCACAACTCGGTGGTGAGGGGATTTGCTGAGGCGGTGTGGCAACGCATGATCGAGCCGATCAAGAGGCATACGAAGGTGTTCATCGAGCATCACGGGGTGTTGCCGAATTGCTGGTATGAACTGGGCGGATTCAAATGGGGACATGGAACACTCTACTCGGAAAACTTCCTGCGGGACTCAGCCGAGACCTGGGGCAACTGTGTCGTGGCTCATGCCCACCGGGCTGGTGCAGCTTGGGGTCGACGGAGTGACGGTCCGTGCGCGTTGTCCCCCGGAACGTTGGCCGATGTTCCTGCCATGGAGTACGCTCATCGCCGCCGGGGCACGCTGGCGTGGTCCCATGGGATCGTCTTTGGAGAGGTGACGGACGACAAGGCACAGCTCTATGTGCATCAATGGCCGCAGCACGAGAAGGTATGGACTCTGCCCAGCTTCTGAAGGAACTGAAGGCTGCCATCTGCTGTCAGGCGGAGCGTGTGCCTGCGGGTTGGAAGACGATGGCTCAGTTGGCCAAGGATTGGGGCATGAGCGTGTCGCAGGCAATCAGGTTGGTCCGTAAGGGAATTGATCTGGGCACGATTGAGCAGAAGAAGTTTCGCATTCCCAATGGCAGGAGAGGAGTCTATCCGACATGGCACTATCGCTGGAAGAAGGGGTGAGCATCACCTACAAGGTTGTGGACAAGCAGAGCAAGACCGAGGAAGCATCTGCTCGTTCCCATGAGTGTGGGGATGCCGGCTGCGGCACTCCTGTGGTGGGCCTGAAATTGAATTCGGGCTCCTCCGCAGCCGGGAACCCACCATCTGATGCACAAGCCCGTGAAGGACAGGTTTAAGCGGGAACCCAGGTTCGAGGACGACAAGCTGATATGCGAACGGCTGCCCGCACTGTTGACGTACATACAGGAACAGGACCGCGTCATCACGCATCTGGTCCGGGAGAATCTGCGTCTGCGTCAGGATCTGATCGTCGAGAGGGACAGGAACAACGGATAGAGGAGCTGGAGGACAGGCTGCAGCAGATGAAGATGCGTGAGGTCATCTACAAGCGGCTATGTGAGGAGGCCAGGTTCCTGGTGGCCCGCTCCAACAACGAGGCTTTCGTCAGACGCTGGTTCAGCGATTACAAATCCATCCATGAGTGAGATCTATTCCATGAATGCCACGTTCATCCAGCCTATGGATGCAGGGGCTGACACCGAGGAGGAACACAACACGCTGGAGATCGAGATCATCGATCACGGCGATGGTCCGGATGTGGTGCTGCGTACTGAACGCTGGGCACTGGCCGGCAAGGAAGACCTGCAACGGTTCGTCGATGTACTCAGTGATCTGATCGACAAGGTGCAGGACAAGAGGATCTCGAGGAACAACTGATGAGTACCAAATGGAGGATCAAGTCCAGCCCGAGCAAGACGGTCGAGCTGTTCAATGACAATGCCGAGTTCCGGGTCGGTGAGATGAAGGAACGAGTCGTCATCTACGAGCGCAAAGGCAAGGTGTGCGTTCGCAGGTACAAGGAGTTCCTGGCGAAGTTTGAGCCGGTCGCATGAGCAAGATGCCGGCATGGAAACGCAAGAAGCTCATCGAAGAGGCGAGCGAATTGCGGAACTTCCCGAAGCTCATGCTGGGCCTCGAGGTGTATCCATGGCAGGAGAACGTGCTCGACGCCCTGTGCGCCAAGCATTCCAGGGTGGCGCTCAAGGCCGCCAACGGCTCCGGCAAGACCAGCATCGTCGCAGCAGCCGCCGTGGTGTGGCACTTGGTCATGTTCAAAGGCGCACTCTGCGTCTGCACCGCCGGCGTCTATCGTCAGGTGGCTGACGCCCTCTGGCCGTACATCAAGCGGTACACCAATGGCCTTGGCGGACCTGATTCCGGGTTCAAGGTCATCGATGGCGAGATCACCTACCTGCGGGCAGGCTGCAAACCGGGCGAGGAAAGCCGATGCATCGGATTCTCGGCGTCAAACCCGGAGAAGGCCGAAGGCTGGCACTGCCAAGGACCATCCAACAACCTGCTCTACATCATCGATGAGGCCAAGGCGGTGCCCGACGGCATCTTCCAGTCGATGGAACGCTGTCAGCCCAGCCGGGTTCTGATGATGTCCAGCCCGGGAGGTGCCGGCGGTTACTTCTACGAGGTGTTCCGGCGCAACGATGGCCGCTGGAAGACCTTCACAGTCACCGCATTCGACTGTCCGCACATCAAGAAGGACTGGATCGACGAGCAGTTTCAGCGTTGGGGCGAGAATCATCCGCTGGTGCGGTCCATGATCTATGCGGAGTTCATGGAGGACGACGGTTCGCTCACCGCTGTGCGGACTGCGGACTGGCAGAGATCAGTTTCTCAGCCTCCTGAGAGCAACGAGAAGGCGCATCGGCTCACCGCAGGATGCGATTTTTCCGCTGGTGGTGATGAAAGCGTGCTCTGCGTGCGCCAGGGCAACACCGTGAAGGGTCTGATCTCCTGGAAAGATCGCGATACCATGAATTCCATTGGGAAATTCATCTATCAGTTCCGGAAATGGGGCCTGAAGTCCGAGGATATCTACGCAGATGTCGGTGGAATGGGTGTTGTCATGTGCGACGCACTCAAACAGGAGGGTTGGGACGTGCGCCGGGTCAATTTCGGTGAAAAAGCCATCCGAGATGACCAGTTTGTGTCCCGGGGAGCCGAGATGTGGATTGAATTCGGACGATCCGTTGAGAAGAACGAGATCAATCTTGGTCCGGCAGGCAATGACGACATCCTGATCAACCAATTCATCACCCGGAAGGTCCGGACCAACGGAAAAGGCAAATTGGCGCTTGAATCCAAGGATGAACTGCGGGCCAGAGGCATCGCGTCACCGGACCGGGCCGACGCCATGGTGCTGGCGTTCTGCGGCGGAGGCGGTAAACGCATGGACGAGTACATGAAAGCACTCGGCGAAGACGGTCGTAGCCTCCTGGAACGCATGGAGGATGAAATTGGCCCTCTGGAAGGCGGCGATGAGGGTGCGCTTGTAGGTTGTGAGGTCGGCGGATAAGCATTGACACATATGATGAACACCAGTCAGCGGAATGGATTGCACGGTCAGATCGAGGATGCCGTCGATCAGAGGCAACCTTGGGAACTGCGCCAGTCTCGCTGGTACGAGCTGCGGCATCACGGCCTGCGTCGTCAGAACAAGCCGTGGCTCAAGGCATCCGACATGCACTGGCCGCTCATCGATACCCAGATCGAGAAGCTCAAGCCGCTGTTCCTCCAGCAGGCACTCGGCATGGACGTGGTGGCCAGCTTTGTCCCCATGCGCCAGCAGCTCAACGCCTACACCAAGGTCGCCGAGGACTGGTTCAACTATAAGATCCGCGAGAAGACCAACTTCCAGGAGGAGATCCTGTCCTGGGTCGATTACACCCTCATGTCGGGTCGGGCGGTCATCAAATGCTTCTGGAACCCGGGCGACAAGAAGGTCGGATTCGACGCCATCGACCCTCTCTACTTCCTCGTCCCCGCCTACACCGTCGATCTGCAGGACGCGGACTGGGCTGTTCAGGTCATGCCCATGAGCGTGGCCGCCTATAAGCGTATGGCGCGTCAGATGGGCTGGAAATCCGACAAGGCCACCATCGACAAGATCCGTGGCAACCCGCAGGAGGACAACATCCCCGGCACCAACGTCGAGTCCGACGTCAAGAACCTCCGGGAAGGCATCACCTACACCAACAACCCGGACATGATCATTGTCTGGGAGGTCTACCGTAAGACCGAGGCCGGAAAGTGGGAAATCTACACTTATTCCCCCGCAGACAAGTCGATCGACCTGCGTGAGCCTATGGAACTTCCCTACGACCATGGGCAGCTTCCCTTCATCGACTTCCCCTACGAAATCAAGGACAAGGGTTGGTTTTCGCCCCGCGGCATCTGCGAGATCCTGGCTCCGTTCGAGCTGTCGATGACCTCGATGTGGAATCACAAGCATGATGCCATGACGCTCTACAACCGGCCGCTGTTCCGCGCCGAGCGTGAGCTGCCCAACAGCATCAACCTGCGTTTTCAGCCCGGCCAGATCCTACCCTACGGTGTCGCGCCGGTCACCATGCCCCAGCCGCCCATCTCGTTCGACGTCGAGATGAACAACACGCGGGCCATCGCCGAGCAACGCATCGGCACGCCGGACTACGGCATCAACTCGATGGTGGAAGGCCAGAGTTCCCGCCGCACTGCCACCGAGATCAAGTCGATCAATGCCCAGGCCATGCAGTCTGGCGATCTTCGTGCCCGACTCTTCCGCATGTCGCTTGGCAAGCTCTATCGCCAGGCATGGAGCCTCTACATCCAATACGACAAGCAGAGCCTCCAGTACCGGTTCGCAGAAGATTCGCTCTCAGCCGATCCTGTGGCCCTTCATGACCAGTATGAACTCGAGCCCAAGGGAGGCATGGACATGGTCAGTCGTCAGGCCATGGTCAATCAGGCGATCGCACGCAAGCAGCTCTTCGCGCAGAGCCCGTGGGTGGATCAGGTCGAACTGGATAAATCGATCATGGAGCTGGACGACCCGACTCTGGTGAAGCGGCTCCTTCGGGACCCCGGACAGAAAGCTCAGGACGAACTCGAGGACGAAGCCAAGCTCATCCCGACGCTGCTCGTTGGCATTCCTGTGCCGGCCAAGCCCGGACAGAACTTCGCAGGCCGCATCGGCGTCATCATGCAGTACCTGCAAGGCGCCCAGCAGCAGGGACAGCAGTTCCCGCCACCGGCCATGAACGCCATCATGCAGCGGCTGGATTCGCTGCTGCAGGGCTACGAACAGGTGGCCACCAACGAGGCTCGCAAGCTCCGCAAGGACATCCAGACTTACTTCGAATCCACCGGCATGCTGCCCAACCCGAAGCAGCAGCAGCAGATTCAGGCGCCTCAGCCAGCACCGCCTACGGCCCAACCCGTCGTTGAGCAGCCAGCCCTACCCGTATGATGTGCATCAAATGCCGGTATTTCGTCCAAAACACATGCAGAAGGTATCCCCCGAGCGGGAGACCAAGCTCATGGCCTACCGTCCTTCCGGCAGAATGGTGCGGCGAGTACAGCGCGATACTCTCGGTGAATGCGAGTACTGCGGAGACGAATACGAAATCTTCAGTCTCCGTTTCGATCGAGCCGGCTTCAGATACTGCCAAGAGTGTGCAGGAGAAGCTCAATAGGCTTAGGAAAGAAAAGGCATCCATTCTTTAATATGGCCGAATACCAAGGAAAGAAGGTCACTCTCAACAAGCCGTTCTACACGCCCGGCGAGAAGAAGAAGAGTGCTGTCTACGTCCGCAGTCCCAAGGGCACCGTGATCAAGGTGCGATTTGGTGATCCCAACATGGAGATCAAGCGCGACAACCCGGAACGCCGTAAGAACTTTAGAGCCAGGCACAACTGCGATAACGCAACCGACAAGACAACGCCTAGGCATTGGTCGTGCAAAGCCTGGTAAATCGCATGATCCGTTTCATTTCAAAGCTCAAGGCAGCATGGACATTCAGCCGGCATCAATGCTGGGTGAATCCGCTTCCATGGGAAAAGACAGACGCCGTCGCATTGGCCGCCTTCTTCAAATCGGAGACCGGCAAGAAGTTCAGGGACGCATTGCTCAATACCGTCCTCATGCAGAATGCGTCGGCGCTGGTCGACAAAAACCATTTGCAATACTCAGCAGGCTTTGCCATGGGTCAGGCCAGCTTGGTCAAGGTCATCGAGATGATGGCCGATGAATCAGCTATCTCGGATTCTGACAATGATACCGGTCAGGATACGATCACTTAGGGTATCACAAATACGGTAGCCAGAGCGTGCAGTCTGGCTAACGAGTTACATAGCACATGAGTGAAGCATTAACCGCTGATGGAGTGCTCTCGATGGCGAGGGACTTCGATGCCGGTGTCGATATCGACAATCGGGAAACCCCTGAGCCTCAACCCGAGGCGCAGAGCCCCGATGCGAGTTCTCCTGTGGAGGATTCCGCCAGCACCGAGTCCAGCAATACCGAGGAAACCCCAGAGGCAAGTTCCTTGAAAGAGACCGAAGCTCCGAAACAGGAGCCCAAGTCCGAATCGCAGAAGAAGGAGTCCAAGTTCGCCAAGGAGGAGGCTCGCAAGGCCAAGACCTGGTCGGAAATCAACGCCGAGAAGGAGGCTATCAAGGCCCAGAAGGAGGCGTTGGCCCGCGAACGTGAGGAATGGCAGAAGTCCCGGCAGACCGCCGAGACCAGTCAGACCGACCAATTCCGGGACGATAAGGGATTCACAGCCCAGGACTATGAGCAGGCCGCAAAGGAGTTCGATGCAGATGGGGATCGCGAACTCGCCCAGGCCGCCAGAGCCAAGGCAGACGCTGCTCGAAAGGCAGCCGGTGAGCACCAAGTCAAACTCCAGCAGCAACAGTTCCAGAAGGCTTGGGAAGACGCATATTCGCGTCTCAGCGATAAAGAACCGTGGCTGAAGGATCAGAACTCCGAGCAGTACAAGAAGGTCGTTGGCCTTCTGAACAACTACAAGGTGCTGACCACCATCCCTGACGGGCTGACTCACGCCGTGGAACTTGTGAAACTGCAAGATACTGCGACTCGGGCTCAGGCAATTGAATCGGAGAACAAGGCGCTCAAGGAGCAGCTAGACAAGCTCCAGAAGAAAACAGCCATAGGTAAGAGTGTGCCGGCCGGACCGCTCAAGGCAGAGGAAAGTGACTTTGCCAAACTCCCGCTCAAGGAGCAGCGGGAACGTCTGATGAAGGCGTCGCGGGAATTCGACCGCTCACTAGACTGAGGCACCATACCGTAACTTGTTATGCCAGTAACCACTTCAACCACGCTCACCAACCAGTTCCAGAACTACTTCAGCAAAGAGCTGCTCAGCATCGTCCAGCAGGAGACGATCCTTGATCAGTTCGCGATGAAGGCGCCGATCCCCAAGAACAACGGTAACAAGGCCATCTCCATGTTCCGTTTCGGGTCGCCCAGCATCTCGGGCGTCCAGACGATTGCGTCTGAGGGCACCGCGATCAGCTCTGCGAACTACCGCGCTCTGGCGCTCAACAAGCTCGACAAGTCCCTCGCCCAGTACGGCCAGGTCATCGGGCTCACCGACATCCTCCGTGCTACGGATCTGTTCAACTCCCTCCAGCAGGCCACCAAGACCTCCGGTCTGGACATGGCTCTGTGGGTTGACTCGGTCATCCGTAACACCCTGATCGGCTCCAACCTCACCGCCAGCGGTTCCTCCATCGGTTCCGCCGCCGAGGGTGGTGGCACCTTCGACAACAGCGACGCCTGTAACACGGCCGCTGGTTCCGGTGGTATCAAGGTGTACGGCAACCCCGCCACGCTCACCACGCAGACCTTCTCTGCGTTGAACAGCGCGACGTCCGCTGCTGACGCCACGATGACCGCTTCGGCTGTCCTCGACTCCATGACTCGGCTGAAGCGCAACCGCGCTCCGCTGATCAATGGTGGCTACGTCCTCGCCACCGATCCTCGTGTGGCCCGCGACCTGATGCGCGACAGCGACTGGCTCAATGCCTCGAACTACGGCAACAAGGGTCAACCCTTCTACAAGGGCGAGGTTGGCTCCATCTACGGCTGCCGCGTCGTCACCCAGACCAACTCGTTCGTCAGCACCGGCTCTGCCACCGCCGCCGATGAGTTTGTCTACCAGGCTAGCGCCGCTGGTGGTGGTCTTGCCGTCAGCAAGGACATCATTGCGTCGTTCTTCTTCGGCAACGAGGCGTTCGGTATTCCTCACCTCACCGGTGATGATCCGCTCTCCCCGAAGATCGTGATCACCGATACCCCGGACAAGTCCGACCCGCTGAACCAGCTCGTCACCGTCGGCGTGAAGATCTACTTCGCCACGCTGCGTCTGGCCGCCGGTAACACTGGTTCGACCGGTAACCCCGTCTGGTACCTCGTTCACCGCACGAAGACCTCGACCACCCTGTAATCACATGAAGAAGACAGCCACCATCATGGTGATCGCTGTCGGCCCTAGGGGGCATCGCCGACAAGGTGGTGCCCCCCTTTCTCATTCCGCTTGCGGACATGATATGGCCGATGAGAATCCGCCCATGATTTCTATTCCTGTTGAGGCGCTCGCCACTGATTCCGAGAATGGCGAAAATGTGACCCCTGAAGTCGGTGATGAAGTCACCCTGAACGAGGTCAAAGGCGTCCTCAAGAAACTCGACAACGGAGAAGCCTACGTCGAGATCAAAAGCGTCAATGGCATGCCCGCCGAGTACGAGGAGAAAGGCGAGAAGTACGACATGGAGGAAGGCCAGTCCATGGACGAGAAGAGCATGCGGAAGATGGTCGAGGACTACGATTCGGAGAACGAGTAATGCCCATCTACTCCTTCGAGAACAATGGAAGGACCGTCGAACAGATCGTTCCGATGGGAACCGATTCCATCACTTTGGAAGGCAAGACTTGGCGGAGGTCCTGTATCAACAGGATCTCCCCAGTCGGATTCGCAAAGCAGTCGGAGCTTAAGGACGAAGTCAAACGTGGCTTCTACAACATGGAGCAGCGCCAAGGCAGTCGTTTCGAGAGCACCTTCACGAAGAACCAAATAAGAAAGATCTGGGAAATATGAGTTCAATCAATGCCGATCTGGCCGTCGAGTTGAGCATGGGAAGCGCAGGCTTCTCGCTTGTAACGGCGACAACGCTTCAGACTGGTCCGTTCTGCAAATTGCAGGTCGTCACCAACGCTGTCTTCACTTCTATCTCCGGAAACGGGATTGGTGGAACCTGGTCAGCAACGACGATTCCTGCGGGAACAGAGATCGTCGGACCCATCACCAGCTTCCAGCTCGCGTCTGGTGCGGTGATTGCTTACAACGGCATCATCAACTCGTAAGGATCTGATTCGTGGCTGACGTAAAGATCACAGGTCTTGCGCCGATCACAGTAATTGATCCGGCAGTTGATCCTCTGCCAATCGTCGATGTCAGTGATACATCGATGTCCCCTACTGGGACGACCAAGAAGGTAACGGTCGCTCAGTTGTTCTCGGCAAATCCAAACGCCGAGTTCACCAACCTGACAGTTACCAACACGATCACTGTTGGTAACGATGTGTTGATTGGCAGCAGCATTCAGGTCGGCGACCTGACAGCCAATCAGGTGGTCTTCGCCGATGGCAGTAAGTATCTACAGACCAAGACGCCTGTAGATGCCAGGACTGCCTTACAGACCACCACCTACACCCACGTTCAATCGGTGTCTGCAAACCCTTGGGTGATCAATCACAACCTCAATGCTTACCCGACTGTTTGGGTGATCGACCCTCTGGGTCGCGCAGGATGGACCGAGGTTGAGTATGTCGATGCCAATACCGTTCGAGTCCACTTCCCCGGGTCACAGACCGGAACCGCTTATCTGAACTTCTAACTAGATCCAATCATGCCAGTCCCATTCCTTAGCTCGATCACCCTGAACAAGAACGAGGTTCAGGACTTCAAGGTCTTCAACTATGCAGGCGATGTCACGCCTTTGACCGGGACCGACATCGGCTATTTCTGGACCAACACGACCGGTGGTAAGACGCTTCGTTGGTGGGATGGCGCTGCTGTCCGCACGGTGCTCGACACATCTTCGTCTATTTCCGGTTCTCAGATTAGTGGGAACATCACGGGTGGATCTGGTTTTGTAGCTAACGCCCTAACCGCTGGCAGTTATCTGACGTCCGGTGGGACATTTGATGGATCTGTTGCTCGCACGTTTGCGGTTGACGCCACTGACGCCAACACTGCCAGCAAGATAGTAGCGCGTGACGCATCTGGTAACTTCTCCGCCGGAACTATCACGGCCAGCCTGTCTGGAAACGCCACGACAGCGACGACCGCTACGACT